AATGGTTAGAGGTAAATCGCATAAACAGGGCGGAGAGAAGTTTAATGTAGGTGGTAGGCTAGTTGAATTAGAAGGTGGTGAAGCTGTAATTAATAAGAGGTCAACTTCTATGTTTAGAGATGAACTATCGTCTATGAATCAAGCAGGGGGTGGTGTTAAGTTTGCTGATGGTGGTTTAACAAATCTACCTTCATTCACTAAATCTCATTTTGATGCGTTAAATCAACAAGGAATGATGGGGGCTATGGGTCAAGGGTCAAGAGTGGTGGTGGTAGAAAGTGATATTACCGAAACACAAAATACAGTAAGTGTAATTGAAGCTCAAGCAACATTCTAAAGATATAAACAAATGTTCGTTAATAAAATAATAAAGAAGAATAGATTAAAGATTTGTAAAAAGTGTGATTTTTACAGAAACTTTCTAATGTTAAAGAAACCAAAGATTAGTTTTGGAGCAAGGTGTGGAAAGTGTAATTGTTTTTTAGATGCGAAAGCAGCGTTAAGTAAAGATTTTTTTGGCAAATGCCCTATTGGTAAATGGTAATATGAATTTAACAAAAATAAATAATCAAATATCCCAAGAAACTAAAGATAAAATAAAAGAACAGCTTTCTCTTATTAAGCAATATGAAGCTCAGTTTGGGAAGTATAAAGGAAGTTCTATGGGGTTTTTATTTAAGGAGTGGCACAAGCTTTTCCCCCGACAAAAACAAAGTATTAATTGTTCGGGTTGTAGAAAAGCAGTTCTTAAATTTTTTACTTTACTAAATGATAATTGGGAAAACAAATAAAATACTATGGCAAAAAGACAAAATAAAGGAACTGTTGTTTATGAATATTTAGAAGTCTTTGCTGTAGAGCTTCATCAGAGGTTTGGTGGAGAGCAAACTACTAAAGATATTTTAAGGCATTTAGTAGAGAGAGGAATTGTTGACCCTAAAAGATTAAGGAACTATATGATTATATATGACTTTGATGAGTTCTTAAAGTTTAATGAGGGTAATAGAACGCATACTTTTATGGACTTATCTATAAAATATGACATTACCGAAAGACAAGCTCAAAGTGTCGTTTATAAGGAGAGAAGAAAGTCGGTTACTGCTGAAAATGTTTCTTGGTGAAAAGTTTTTCCAAAAACTTCGTAAGATTCTCATAAGTTAAAAATATTTTTGCACTCTATGAATAGAAAGTGGTATGAAATAAATAATAGCGTTGATGTAACAGATGTTTATTTATTTAACGATATAGGTACATTTGGAGTTTCTGCACAAAGTTTTGTGGAAGAAATAAAAGAATATGAAGAAAAGGAATTAGCTATACACATTAATAGTTTAGGAGGAGAGGTTTTTGACGGTATGGCTATTTACTCTATCATTCAAAGAAGAAAAGCAAAAACAACAGTTTATATAGAAGGTATTGCAGCAAGTATTGCGTCAGTAATCGCCTTAGCTGCTGACGAAGTTATTATGAGTGAAAATTCTTTACTTATGATACATAATGCGTGGGGGGGAACACAAGGAGATGCTAGTGAGATGCGAAAACAAGCTGATGTTCTTGATAAGATAACAAATGAAATAGCTGAAATCTATGTTAAAAAAACGAATCTACCTTATGATGAGATTATAAGGATGATGAGTGAAGAAACTTGGTTGACAGCAGAAGAGGCAGTAGCACTTGGATTTGTGGATTCAATATCAGAGCCAATCAAAGTTGCTGCAAAATATGATGTTTCAAAATTTAAGAACATCACAATAGAGAAAGTTGAAAAAACTTTAAGTATTAACAATAAAAAGAAAATCAAAATGACAGAAGAATTAAAATCTTGGTTTAACTCAAAGGTTGATGAGATTATTGCTAAAGTAAAAAATAGTGATGTTGAACAATCTGTTGAGTCTGTTGATGTGAATGTAACTCTTGCTGACAATGAAGAAATAAAAAATAAACTTTCTGAATTTGAAACAACCGTTAGTGAGCTCAACAATTCTATTACTGATTTAGAAGGAGAAAAAGAAACTCTAACTGAAGAAGTGGATAGACTAAACGCTTTAGTAAATAAAGCGAGTGCTAAAGGTAGTGAGATCACTACAGATGGTGACCCTAATGTAAGAGAGGAAAAAGTAGTAGATGCTAATGAGGCAGGTTTAAATGCTATGTTAGCAAAATTAAATACTTACCAATCTAGATAGGGGGTAGTTAAAAATTCAAATAAATTAATAATTAAAAAAAATTAAAAATTATGGCAAGTGCAGCAGACGCATTATCGATAACCTACGAAGGTAAGTGGGCAACGAAAATGCTTTTAGAGCCAATCTTTCATTCTGACGATATAATGAGGCATTATACGGTTTATCCAAATGTAAAGTATAAACAGAATGTATTATTGGCAAAAGGCCTTAACAAAATTGTTATGGCAAACGATGGTTGTAGTTCTACTGATAACTCAGGGGACGGACTAACAACTTCATTCGATATTGAAGATAAAGAAGTTACAGTAGCAAACTGCTCTGTAAAACAATCTCAATGTTGGGATACTTTTTACAACGAATTTATTGTAGAATCTTACAGAGATGGTATCAATATGCCTGATTTATCAGGAACGGAATTAGCAAATGTAATTGGTAATAGAGTTAGAAAAGGTGTTGCTCAGGATGTAGTAAGAGTAATGTGGGGAGGCGATACCGCTTTAACAGGAAATGTTACTTATAGTTGGACAGATGGTCTTTTCAAATTAATGGCCGCAGGTACTGTAGGGCAAACAACATTTAATGCTACCTCAGGAACAGGACAAATAGCAGTTGGTGGAACTTTAGTTGATACTGATGTTGATGCTTTATTGGCACAAGTTTTTGATAATGCACCTGCAAATCTTCAGCAAACACCTGCATCAGAAAAAAGAATGTTCGTAACTCCTAACATTTACAATACTTGGTATGGTCTGTTAACACAAGTAGGTCAAACAGGGGCAGTTGATTATTCTCATTCTGAAGCTCAATCAGGAGCTAACTATAATAGATTGCACTTTAGAGGTGTTGAGATAGTTCCTATGTATGAGTGGGATACAATTATGACAGATGACGACCCTGCACTTTGGAGTGTAGCCGCAACAAATTATAAGAATGGTGTAGTTTATGCAGCAAAATCAAACTTAATAATTGCTTCAGATGTAAATGACCCTTCAGCACAATTCAAAATGTTCTATGATGAGGTTAGTGACAATATGTATATTCGTTCTTATTTTAAAATAGGGTATCAGTACGCATACGATTCGTTGGCTTATACAGGACTGATAATCAACACATAATAATTAACCTTAAAAATAAAATAAAATGGGAATAGATAGTAATATAAGAGTTGTGTGTGATGACCTTCAAAGGGCAGGTGGCGTAACTCAAATTTATTTAAGAAGTTGGGCTGCGGGTGATGAGGTTGACTTCGTTAACACGGCTACAAATCACGGTATTAGCAGTATCGTAGATATTGGTGGAAGTACAGCAGATTGGCAATTCTTTGATTGTAAAGCAGAAACTGCTACATTAGATATAGCAGCAACTAAAGAAAATGGTATAACAGCATTTGAGTGTACTTTAAGTTGGTATATCCCAAGAATGAGTGGAACTACGGGGAGTGAAGATCAATTAGACAAGTTCCACACGCTTCAAGAGATTGTGGGTGGTATTGATACAGGGGCGACCTGTATGATGGCTATAGCAACTGATTCTAATGGTACTCATTGGGTGATTGGTGCAAGTGAGAAGTTCTCTGTTGGAGGAACAGGAAGTGGCGAAATTTACAGAAGTCAAACTTTTGCAGACCTTACAGGTATGGAAGGAAGTACAGGGTCGGCTTATCAAGATGAGAACGGGATTACTGTTACTATAATGGCGAAACAATATGAGCTACCAAGAGCATATGGTGGCACATTAGACCCAACGATAAGTGCAGGAACAGCAACCACTAATTAATAATAATTGATAATAGTAGGGGGGAAACCCCTTACTAATATCTTTTTTTATGTGTGAGTGTAGTTCTAATAAAAAAGTTGTAGATTTACCCCACATTAAAATATATTTAGAAATGGCAGATTATAAAATTAAAGACAAGTATGTTGGCAAATTATCTTGGACAACAAGTGGTAGCTTCAAAATAAGGTGGAACAGGTGTTCGCAAGAGGAACTTGCTTATGCCTATGAGGAAGTAGGGTTGACAAAGTATATTGAAAAAACTACTAAAACATCAAAGGATGATAAAAAAACAAGTACCACCAAAAAGTCAAGCAAGAAAACAGGCAACAAAGAAAAAGAGTCTGACAAAGACTAATACCTTTGAGTTTGGGGTCTTTAATCTAACTGTCCCCCCGAATATATCTGAACCAAAGAATCTAAAAACGGTTAACACGAAATGGATTCCT